TAATATTGTTATTGGCGGAAGTTCAAGCTTGTCTTCTACAAGTGTTAGTAATGAAATAACTTTAGGTAATTCTGGTATATCCGCTTTACGTTGTGCAGTTACTTCTATAACTTCATTATCAGACGAAAGAGACAAGTCTGACATAAAAGATATTACTTACGGATTAGCGTTTATAGATGCTTTACAGCCTAGAGAGTTTGTTTGGAATAACAGAGCTGAAATAAAAACTGAAATTGACAAAGACGGAAACGAAACAGAAGTGGAGTTTTATTCAGCTAATAAAGGTAAAAAAGACTTTGGGTTTATAGCACAAGAGGTTAAGGAGTTAGATAACGATACCTTAAGATTAGTATATGACGAAAACCCAGAAAGACTTGAATTAAGCTATGGAAAGCTAGTCCCAGTATTAGTACAAGCTATAAAAGAATTAAAAGCAGAAATTGAATTATTAAAACAATAAATAAATTAAAATGTACAAAAACTTAATTACATCAGAGAACACACCAGATAGCCACAAAGCTGTTATTACAAGTCAAGTAGATGGTCAGCTAGCAGAAGCTGCAAATTCTGAAACTACAGAAGAAAAGCTGCAATGTTTAAAAGATCACTTTCTTTGGTTATTAGGTAACGACTTTTATAAAGACGAATGTAGCGCCGAGCAAGTAAGCGGCATGGAATCGTATTTACCTGCTGATTATGCAGATGGATATGAAGAGCTACCTGTATAGTAGATTTGCTAAAAAAGACGTAACTATATTAATGTAAAACAATTAAATTAAATCAAATGTCAAAAATTACAGAAAAACAACTAGAAAAAGTTGTAAAACACCAAGAAGAATTAACTTCAATATTAAATAACATTGGGGCTTTAGAAACTCAAAAGCACGCGTTACTTCATAGAGTAGCTGATGTTAATAAAGATCTTGAAGAGCACAAGCAAGAACTTGAAAAAGAATACGGTAAAATATCTATTGACCTAAAAACAGGTGAATATACTGAAATTCAAGAGGAAGAAGAAGCTGATCTTAAAGTAGAAAAGTAATGTCTTCTATTGTAAGAAAAATAAGTATTGGTTCAGACTATAAAAACGATGCTATGCATTACTCTGTAGGTCAGCAAGTTTATGGCGGTCATGAAATATCGCATATACTTTTAGACGAATCAGATAGTTCTTATAATATTCATATTAAAAAAAACAACGAGGTTATGCCGTGGAAGAAATTTAATTCTAACATGGCAATCTCTGTTGAGTATGATTTAGAGTATTAATGAAAAGTGTGTATGATTTTATTGTAGAACCGCTAGGCGAAGAATACAGTAATAAAATTAAAATCGGTGATAAACAGTTAATTGTAAATACAGGTATAGAAGATTTTAAATTTGTAAATAGATTAGCTAAAGTTTTAGAGACGCCAAAAGCTTTTAGTACAGGAATAAAAACAGGGGATACGATTGTTATTCATCAAAACGTATTTAGAACGTTTTATGATATGAGAGGCAATAAGAAAAAAAGTAGATCTTGGTTTAAAGATAACTTATATTTCTGCGCGGCAGATCAAATATATTTATATAAAAATAAAACAGGTTGGCATTCATTTAATGACAGATGTTTTATAACCCCGATAAAAGATAAAGAGTCTTTAACATTGGAAAAAGAGCAAAGCCTTATTGGTATATTAAAATATGGTAATAGCTTCTTAAAAGCGCTTAATATTAACCCAGGAGACTTAGTAGGTTATAAACCTAATGGTGAATGGGAATTTTTAATTGAAGGTAAGCGTCTATATTGTATGAAATCAAATGATATTGTAATTAAGTATGAACACGAAGGAAACGAAGAAGAGTATAATCCTAGCTGGTCAAATAGCTGTTGAAGAATTAATAAAAGTAGCGAAAGAACCTATTGTTGATTCAGATGACGATATATCTGCTGACAGGCTAAAAAATGCTGCAGCAACTAAAAAGCTTGCAATTTTTGATTGCTTTGAAATACTTAATCGTATTGAAGCAGAGGAAGACTTGTTGAACGATAAACCTAAGGAAGTAAAAGAAGAAAAGTCTTTTAAAGGTTTTGCTGAAGGAAGATCTAAGTAATGTACAAGCAAACTTTATATAAAATATTAAAAGACCATATAAAACCTAAAGTTCTAAAAAGAATGAATAGGTATAAAAAATGGGAATACGGTTACAATGAAGATCACGATATGATTGTCATAAGTAAAACCGGTGAAGTAGGTGAAGTGTATGAAATACAAAATTTAAAAATAGCTTTACCTAAACAAAATGATGTAGTTGAGTTTGAAAACGATAAATGGACTTACTCAGAATACCCTAAGGAATTAAAAAAAATTAAATCTGTATTTGACTGGGAAGAATACCCGTTAGATTTTAAAGAAAAATGGTATGACTATATTGACAAAGAATTTACAAGGCGCGATGAAGGCTTTTGGTTTATTAACAAAGGCATTCCTACTTACATTACTGGTACTAACTATATGTACCTGCAGTGGAGCAAGATTGACGTCGGGCAGCCGGACTTTCGTGAATCAAACAGATTATTCTACATATTCTGGGAGGCTTGCAAGTGTGACCATCGATCCTACGGAATGTGTTATCTTAAGAATAGAAGATCCGGATTTTCGTTTATGGCAAGTGGGGAGACCGTTAACCAGGCAACAATATCTACAGATGCTAGATTTGGTATACTTTCAAAATCTGGACCCGATGCAAAGAAAATGTTTACTGACAAAGTTGTCCCAATATCAGTTAACTATCCCTTCTTTTTCAAGCCGATACAGGACGGTATGGACAGACCGAAGACTGAACTTGCCTATAGAGTTCCAGCGTCCAAATTTACCCGTAGAAAGCTTGACGCCAATACGAAAGTACAAGAAATTACCGGCTTGGACACCACCATTGACTGGAAAAATACCGGCGACAACTCCTATGATGGGGAAAAGCTTAAACTCCTCGTTCACGACGAAAGCGGTAAATGGGAAAGGCCCAACAACATACAAAATAACTGGAGGGTTACGAAAACCACGCTTAGATTAGGTAGCAGAGTTATAGGTAAATGTATGATGGGATCAACATCGAACTCATTAGATAAAGGAGGCGATAATTTTAAAAAGCTTTACAATGATTCAGATGTTACAGAAAGAAACGCCAATGGACAGACTCGCTCAGGATTATATTCTTTGTTCATACCTATGGAATGGAACTACGAAGGATACATTGATTCTTATGGCTTTCCTGTATTCAACACACCAAAAAAAGAAGTTAAAGACCCTTACGGAATTAAAATAGGACAAGGTGTAATAGAATACTGGGAAAATGAAGTTGAAGGATTAAAAAGCGATCAAGATAGTTTAAATGAATTTTATAGACAATTTCCGCGCACAACTAAACATGCATTTAGAGATGAGTCAAAACAATCTTTATTTAATTTAACTAAAATATACCAGCAAATAGATTTTAATGAAGATCTTAAAAATTCAATTAACGTAACAAAAGGAAGTTTTCAATGGGAAAACGGACATAAAGATACTAAAGTAATATTTGTGCCAAATAAAGACGGCAGATTTTTAATAACTTGGGTTCCGCCTTTAAACTTGCAAAATAAAAGATATATAAAAAATGGTACTAATTATCCTGGCAATGAGCATTGTGGGGCATTTGGCTGTGATCCTTATGATATATCGGGCACTACAGACGGCAGAGGATCGAAAGGCGCTCTTCACGGCTTAACAAAGTTTAGTATGGAAGACGTGCCCCCGAACCATTTTTTTTTAGAATATATAGCGCGTCCTCAAACAGCTGAAATATTTTTTGAAGATGTATTGATGGCTTGTATTTTTTATGGTATGCCAATATTAGTAGAAAATAATAAACCAAGATTGTTGTATCATTTTAAAAGAAGAGGCTATAGAGGTTATTCAATTAATAGACCTGATAAAAAATATAATAAGCTTTCAGTCACAGAAAAAGAATTAGGTGGAATACCAAATTCAAGCGAGGATATAAAACAAGCGCACGCTTCTGCTATAGAAACATATATAAATGATTTTGTAGGTTTAAAAGAAACAGGTTATGGAGATGTATATTTTCAAAAAACGCTAGAAGATTGGGCGAAATTTGATATTAATAATAGAACCAAACATGATGCATCTATTAGTTCAGGACTTGCTTTAATGGCTTGTAATAAACACAGATACGCCCCAGGACCCAAAAGAGAAAAGCCTAAGCCTATAGATTTAGGAATTAGAAAATATGATAATAAAGGTGCAACATCAAAAATAATAAGTTAAATGAGTATATATACTAACACTAACAGCGCTTTCCCAAGTCAAGTAGTAAGTGACGCAGAAAAAGCAAGCTTAGAATATGGAACGCAGGTTGGACAGGCTATTGAATATGAATGGTTTGGTCAAGGGCGTACCAATGGTAATAGATATTTAACTAGTTGGAATCAATTTCACCAATTAAGATTGTATGCTCGCGGAGAGCAATCAATACAAAAATATAAAGATGAGCTGTCGATTAATGGTGATTTGTCTTATTTAAACTTAGATTGGAAACCAGTGCCTATATTATCTAAATTTGTAGATATAGTAGTTAACGGTATTTCTTCTAAATCATATGATATAAAAGCATATGCTCAGGATCCGCAATCAATAAAGAAAAGAACCGATTATGCTTCTATGCTTTATGAAGATATGGTTGCTAAAGAATATTTAGATAGTTTAAAACAAACATTAGGTATTGATTTATATCAAACACCTAACATAGACACAATACCAGAATCCAAAGAAGAGCTAGAACTCCATATGCAGTTAAGCTACAAGCAATCAATAGAAATAGCAGAAGAAGAAGCTATATCATCTGTGCTTGCTCAAAACAAATACGATCTTACTAGAAAAAGATTAAATATGGATTTAACTGTTTTAGGTATTGCTTGTGCTAAAACAGGGTTTAACACTGCAGAAGGTTTAACGGTTGATTATGTAGATCCAGCTTATGTTATTTACTCATATACAGAAGATCCAAATTTTGATAATATATATTACGTAGGGGAAGTTAAGTCTATAACAATACCTGAGCTTAAAAAAGAGTTTCCAAATATTTCAGAACAGGAACTTGAAAAAATTCAAAAAATGCCAGGCAATAGCCAGTATGTAACAGGGTGGGGTGATTACGATAACAATACAGTGCAAGTTTTATACTTTGAATACAAAACATATCACAATCAAGTTTTTAAAATAAAAGAAACGCCACAAGGATTAATGAAAGCTTTAGAAAAGCCTGATACATTTAATCCACCTGAAAATGATAACTTTGAAAGAGTATCAAGATCTATTGAAGTATTATACACAGGAGCAAAAGTATTAGGCAATAATGATATGCTTAAATGGGAGCTAGCGGAGAATATGTCAAGACCTGTAGCGGATACAACTAAAGTTGAAATGAATTATACTTTATGTGCGCCTAGAATGTACAAAGGAAGAATTGAATCTATAGTGAGCAAATGTATTGGGTTTGCGGATATGATTCAATTAACTCACTTAAAACTACAGCAAGTTTTATCTCGTATGGTACCAGACGGTGTATACTTAGATATGGACGGGCTTGCAGAAGTTGATTTAGGTAATGGTACAAACTACAATCCTGCAGAAGCACTTAATATGTATTTCCAAACAGGTTCTATCGTAGGTAGATCTCTTACGCAAGATGGCGATATGAATGCCGGCAAAGTGCCTATTCAAGAACTTAACAGTTCATCTGGCCAAGCTAAAATAGGAGCGCTTATACAAACGTATCAATATTATTTACAAATGATACGCGACGTAACGGGACTTAACGAAGCAAGAGACGGAACCGCAATGGATAAAAACTCGCTTGTAGGGCTACAAAAGATGGCTGCTAACGCGTCCAATGTTGCTACTAGACATATCAATCAGTCTAGCCTTTATTTAACTCTTAAACTATCTGAAAATATTGCTCTTAAAATAGCAGATGCTTTAGAATTTCCATTAACAAGAAGTGCATTACAAAATTCTATATCAACGTTTAATATAAAAACGTTAGACGAAGTGGTCAATCTAAACTTGCATGATTTTGGTATATTCTTAGAACTAGAGCCTGACGAAGAAGAGCAAGCTCAACTGGAAGCAAACATACAAGTTTCATTACAGCAAGGTAGTTTGAATTTAGAAGATGCTATAGATTTAAGACAAATTAAAAATCTTAAGTTAGCAAATCAAATGCTTAAAATAAAACGTAAAGCAAAAGCTAAGCAAGATCAAGCTAATCAGCAGGCTAATATTGCGGCTCAAGGGCAAGCTCAAGCAGATACGGCAGAAAAAACGGCTATGGCTGAGGTACAAAAACAAGAAGCTATAATGGGTTCTAAAGTGCAGTTCGAGCAAGCTACAAATCAAATGGAAATACAACGTATGGAAATTGCAGCACGGTTGGAAGCGCAAAAAATGCAAACTAGATTTCAATACGATATGCAGTTAAAGCAATTAGATGTTCAAAATATTCAACAAAAAGAAGGTGCAATTGAAGATCGTAAAGATAAACGTAGCAAAATGGAAGCTACACAACAAAGTGAATTAATAAGTCAACGAAAAAATGATGGCTTACCAATTGATTTTGAATCGCAGCCAGATGAAGGTATGCAAGCTTTTATGTAAAAAGTAAAACCAATTATTTAATTATATTATATTATGTCAGAACAAACAAAAACAAATGAACCTGTTAAGCAGGAAGGCGAGTTTAAATTAAAAAAGAAAACTACGCCAAAAAAACTAGTAGAAACGAAAGATAACATTGTAAAAGTAAGTGTTAATCCAAAAGAGCCTTTAGTAGAAGTACCAGACAACATTACTAAGGTGGAAATAAAAAAAGAAGAAGATGCCATTCAAATCGGAGAAACAAAAAAAGTATCTGGAGATACACCATCCGGAGATATCGTTAAGATGGAAGAACCTATACAAGAGTCCAACAAGGATGTTGAAGGGTTTTCTCCAATCAAAGAAGTAACAGAAACTGAAGTTAAAAAAGTTGAAGCGGAAGTTAAAGAAGCTTTAAGAGATGAAAAAGTGTTGGGTAAGCAGTTGCCTGAAAACATAGAAAAGCTAGTTTCTTTTATGGAAGAAACAGGTGGGACAATAGAGGACTATACAAGACTAAACGCTGATTACTCTAAAGTAGATGATGTTACGCTTTTAAAAGAATATTATAAAAAAGAAAAGCCTTATTTAGAAGGCGATGATATTGATCTTTTATTAGAAGATTTCGTTTACGATGAAGACGTTGATGAAGAAAAAGATATGCGCAAAAAGAAAATTGCGTTTAAAGAAGAAGTTGCAAAAGCCAAAAACTATTTAGAGGAAACAAAGAGTAAATATTACGACGAGATCAAGTTGAGACCGGGCGTTACTCAAGACCAACAAAAAGCTATGGACTTTTTTAACCGATATAATAAGCAGCAAGAACAAGCTGAGCAACAACATACACAATTTAAAGAAAGTACTAAAGAGCTTTTTAATAACAATTTCGAAGGTTTCGATATTAAAGTTGGCGAAAAGAATTACAAGTACAATATTCAAAATCGTGATAAAGTTGCAGAAAGCCAATCTAACATTAAAAACCTTGTCGGGAAGTTCCTAGACGCTGAAGGTAATGTTACAGATACAAAAGGTTATCACAAAGCTATGTATGCCGCTGACAACGTGGATAAGATTGCCGCTCATTTTTACGAGCAAGGAAAAGCAGATGCCGTAAAAGAAGTTGTAAACAGCTCAAAAAACTTAAGTAGTACTAAAGCTAGATCTACTCAAGGAGACGTGTTTATAAATGGATTTAAAGTAAAAGCTATTTCAGGTGCTGATTCTACAAAACTAAAAATAAAAACTAAAAAATTTAACTAAAAAAAATTAACAATTATGAGTTTAACTCCTCAATTTGGTAGTTTAATCCCTTCGTCAACGCAAGAGATTTTAAACAGTAACTACCTACAATTTAACGGCGGCGCTGCTGCTGGACCAGGTGCTGGTGGTGATTCGTTCGCGCAGCAGTATTTACCTGAAGTTTACGAACAAGAAGTAGAGCGTTATGGAAACAGAACGTTATCTGGATTCTTAAGAATGGTTGGCGCTGAAATGCCAATGACATCTGATCAAGTAATTTGGTCTGAACAAAATAGATTACACGTTAGTTATAAAGATGTATCCGTTGCAAACGGTGCTGGATCTAGTAGTGTTATAACTTTGTTTCTCGCTGGTGCAGCTGGACTTGCAAATGTTATTTCTAAAAACGATACAATTGTATTTTTAAATCCTGCAACAGGAGCTGAAAGCAAAGGTATTGTAACTGATTCTGGCGCTTACACGGGTACTGCTTTAGGAAACAACAGAGAAATTGCTTTTCAACCGTTTGATGGAAATCAAATTGGTGTTGTAGCGGTTGGTGCTGGAGCTAAGGTATTTGTTTATGGTTCTCAGTATGACAAAGGCGTAGAAATGGGTAATACTTTGGCTACTAATGGCCGAATCAGTGTTGATCCTTCTTTTACTCAATACTCTAATTCTCCAATTATCATACGAAGCCAGTATGTAATTAATGGCTCTGATATGGCTCAAATTGGATGGGTTGAAGTTGGAACTGAAGACGGAACATCTGGATACTTATGGTATTTAAAAGCTGAGTCTGAAACAAGATTACGTTTTGAAGATTACTTAGAAATGGCAATGGTAGAAGGAGAACTTAATCAAGTTGCTGGTATTGGCGGTGGTGCTGTACCAAATAAGCAGCCAGGTACTCAAGGTTTATTCCAAGCTATTCAAACACGTGGTAACGTAGAAGTAGGATTTACTGCTGCTGCTGGACTAGATGAGTTTGATGCTATTTTGAAAAACTTAGATACTCAAGGTGCTATTGAAGAAAACATGCTTTTCTTACAAAGACAAACAGCTCTTGATTTTGATGATATGCTAGCTGCTATCTCTGGTGGAACTGCCGGTGGTACTGCATTTGGTTTATTTGAAAACTCTGAGGAAATGGCATTAAATCTTGGATTTAGTGGTTTCCGTAGAGGATCTTATGATTTCTACAAAACTGACTGGAAATACTTAAACGACGCTTCTACGCGTGGTGGTCTTGACGGAATTAGTTCTATTGAAGGTGTATTAGTGCCTGCTGGAACTACTACTGTTTATGATCAAGTTTTAGGGACTAATATCCGTAGACCTTTCCTACATGTACGATACAGAGCTTCACAAGCTGATGATCGTCGTATGAAGTCTTGGTTAACTGGTTCTGCTGGTGGTGCATTTACATCTACATTAGATGCTATGGAAGTTAACTTCCTATCTGAAAGATGTTTAGTAACACAAGCTGCTAACAACTTTGTATTATTCAAAGGAGTGTAATCACTTCTTAAAACTAAACCCACGGGCTACAGAGTGAGCGTAGCCCTGGGGTTTTTTATTAACTATTTAATTTTATTATATTATGGCTAAAAAAGCTGTAGCAGTAGAAACTGTTGAGGTTGCACCTCAAGAGGTCGCGGTAAAAACCGCTCCTAAACCCACTAAACCAACGTGGGAAATTAAAGACAGAGTTTATTATTTAACAGGTAATAAAACTCCATTAACTTTAACACTACCTGGGAGGCACACTAAAAAACATGCGCTTCTATATTTTGATGAAAAAACAGGTAAGCAAAAAGAAATAAGATATGCTACTAATCAAGATTCACCATTAGTAGACGAGCAAAAAGGTGAAGTTACATTAGGACATATTAGATTTTACGATGGAACACTAACTGTAAACAAGGAAAAACAAAATTTACAAAAATTACTTTCTTTGTATCATCCATTAAAAGATAGACTATATAAAGAATACAGCGCAGTAGAAGAAGCCGTTGAGGAACTAGATGTTTTAGATCTTCAAATAGATGCCTTGAACGCAGCTAGAGAAATGGATGTAGATTATGCTGAAGCTATATTAAGAGTAGAATTAGGGTCAAAAGTAAATGATTTAAGTTCGAAGGAATTAAGAAGAGATTTGCTTTTATTTGCTAAAAAAGATCCAGTTCTATTTATTAATCTAGCTAATGACGATAATGTTCAGCTTAGAAATTTTGCTATTAGAGCAGCTGAAGCTGGAATAATTAGATTATCAAGTGATCAAAGAACATTTACATGGGGAACAAATGGTAGAAAATTAATGAATGTACCTTTTGATGAAAACCCTTACTCAGCATTTGCTGCTTTCTTGAAAACAGACGAGGGTGTTGAGATCTATAAATCTATAGATAAAAAACTATAAAAACAAGTGATACTATAATATAGGCGGTTTCGGCCGCCTTTTTAGTATAAAAAAATTAATATGGTAAATATAAATGCAGTATATCAAACAGTCCTGTATATTCTAAATAAAGAACAGAGAGGTTATATACCACCAAGTGAGTTTAATTCACTGGCAGAACTAGTTCAAAATGAAATATTTAATTCTTATTTTCCTAACGGTAATCAATTAAACCGCTTAAACCAAAACAACACACAAAACGATACAGAATTTTTTAATATATTTGAAAATAATAGATATAAACTATATCCTTTTGAACATGAAGTAGAATGGTTTTATGATTCTACTTACGATTGTTGGTCTTTTGCTCCACTATTAGCAACTGACTATGAAGGTGAAATTAGATTATTAGGCGTTATACTTTCTACATATAATCAACAAGGGCAAACTAACACAAATCCTACAGCTAAAATAGGTCCTTTAATAACTTCTATTACTCAAAATGTAAGTAAAAAAGATTATGAAAAACTAATAAGATCTAAACTTACACAGCCTACAACTCAATATCCTTTAGCTTTTCAAACTAGCTTAACATTAAATCAACCTAATGAAGACGTAGTTCTTAAGGTGTTTCCTAAGCCTGATATTTTAAAGGTTAATTGTATTTTTGAACCTATAACTCCTTCTTGGCAATTTAATCCTGGAGGATTAGGACAGTATGTTTATAATCCTGCAGGCTCAGTAAGTTTTCAATTAGATGATTCTGAGTTTTCTAACATAGTAATGGGTATATTAAAATATGCAGGAGTAATAATAAACGATCCTACAGTTATAGAAGTTTCTGCAGCTGAAGCACAAGAAGCGCAAGTAAATGAAAAATCTTAAATAAATGAGTTTAATAACAGAAACAAATCAACAGTATTATCAAGGCGCTCAGATCTTCGTTTCTGAAGCAGTACTACCTAATCCCAACACGCAAACTTTTACTACAACTTTTGACACGGGATTAGTTTTTGGGTCGTATGACAATACAGACACCGCTTACGCTTTAAACAATTTTAAAATATATACGAGCGCAACTGGTTTACCAAACCCAGCTAGTTGGACAGAATATACTTCTGCGTATACTGTTTCAGGTAATTCAATAACGTTTACGGGTTTATTAGCCAACACTTATATAGCTGTACAATTAAAATCTTTAAACGGTGGAAACTATGGAGCAACAGAAGCAGATAAAGCTTATGGGACAGCGGTAGAAGATAATTATGGTGGTTATGAATATATAAAATTAAATGACGCCATAGATAACTTTATGGTTGGTTATGTAGGAGATGGAAAATTGCTACAAAAAGCAAATAAATCAGACGTATTATTTTTTGCTAAAAGATCCTTACAGGAATTTAGTTATGATACTTTAAAAAGTATTAATTCTCAAGAATTAACTGTACCTTCCAGTTTAGCCGTAGTACTGCCACAAGATTATGTTAACTACGTAAGCGTTTGCTATATAGATGGTCTTGGCGTGAAAAGACCAATATATCCTGCTAATAATTTAACAATTAGTCCATATGAAAATCCTGTGCAGGATGCAACTGGTATTCCAGTTCAAGACAATTTTGGTGAAACAATAGAAGGTACTTCTATAACAGAAGAAAGATGGAAAACTGCAAATGATAGATTAATAAATGGAAACTTTTTTGACAATCTAGATGAATATACTTATTGGGCTAACTACTATGGCTTTGACAATACTATCGCGTATGGTCAATTATACGGTATGGATCCTCAGTACTCACAAATAAACGGCTGGTTTAACCCTAATTATAGAGAAGGTAAAATGTCTTTTTCTAGTAACATGGTAAACAAGTTAATTGTGTTAGAATATATATCAGACGGATTAGCACACGACGTTGATTCTAAGGTGCCTAAGATGGCTGAGGATGCATTATATGCTTCTATACTATATAATATAGTATCTACTAGAGCAGGTCAGCAAGAATACACAGTTCAAAGATTGAAAAGAGACAGATCAGCTAAGCTTAGGAATGCTAAAATAAGATTGTCAAACATTAAACTAGATGAAATAGTTCAAGTAATGCGTGGTAAATCTAAATGGATAAAACACTAAAATTTAATGGCTAAAGTACAAAATACTTTTTTAAAGTCTAAGATGAACAAAGACTTAGACGCTCGTATATTACCTAATGGTGAGTATAGAGATGCTCAAAATGCTCAAATAAGTAAGTCCGAAACATCTACTGTTGGTAATTTAGAAAACGTTTTAGGTAATAATTCTATTGTAGATATTACAACTAAAACAGGTATAAGCGATCTACTATGTATAGGTAATCTTGTCGATGAAGTAAACAACACTGTTTATTTATTTCTTACTAACAACGCTTCGTCTAATTACGATCCAAACGCAGAGCACTGTATTTTTTCTTACAATGTAGAAACAAGTAATTCTTATGTGTTAGTTGTTGGAGCTTTTTTAAATTTTTCACAAAAAAACTTGATAACAGGTATTAATATATTAGAAGATTTATTATTTTTTACAGACGATAGAAATCAACCAAGAGTTATTAATACTAATTTAGCTAACACTGAAACTAATAACGCTAATCCTACATATTACACTACAGAAGATCAAATATCTGTAGCTAAATATAATCCTTATCAAACTATAGAATTATATCAACAAAGTCAATTAGGTGGAGAAAATACGTATGAAACAACAATGAAAGACGTGAGTTCATTGTTTTTGCCAAACGGTGGATCTGCTAAAGCCGTAGGTTCTCAAACAGGCACCCAAATTACTATTGATAATATTAAAGGGGAAATAAACACTGGCTCAGGATCTTATCAAGCATCTACTGTTTTTATACAAAATACTTTTCCAATAGGATCTGGTGAGCTAGTAGATACTGGCTTTACAGTTAGTTCACTTGTTGATACATCAGGAGTAATAACAATTGACTTAACCGGAAGCATAAGCATTGATGATAATCAAGTATTAGTTTTTAATCCTAATCCGTATTTTGATAACACATTTGGTGGAGATCCTGATTACTTAGAAGATAAATTTGTAAGATTTAGTTATAGATATAAGTTTGTAGATAATGAATATTCTATATTCGCGCCGTTTACACAAATTGCTTTTATACCAAAGCAAGATGGTTATTTTATGAAAGTTGATTCACCTAATGAAGAAAAAAATGATCAAGAAGAAGCTTATAAAAGTACTATTGTTTATTTTGTAGAAAACAAAGCTAATAATATAGTTTTAAGAATACCTTTACCGTATACTAATTATACTTTGCAAAAAGCTCTAAAAGTATCTGAAATAGACATTTTGTATAAAGAATCAGATGCTGTTGCCGTTAAAGTCATAGAATCTATACCGATTCAAACTATTACTAATTCTGCAGGCATAGCCAGTGTTAATGGAACTCAACCTACTCCAACAGGTGGTATTCCTACTTCTTCAACAGTATCTATAGACGGAATTCAAGGAGTTGTAAAATCAGGCTCTATTGTTGAAGGTGTAAATATTCCTTATGGAACAACTGTAGTAGATTTTACACCAACAGATTCTAGTAGTCCTACAGCGGGCGAAGTTTCACTTAGTAATACAATACCAAGCCCAGGCTTATCTAATAATTCTCTTTTAACTTTCGGTGATATAAATTATTTTGATTTTGAATATAACTCTACAAAACCTACTAAAGTATTACCAGAAAGTGAACTTGTTAGGGTTTATGATAAAGTTCCTTTAAAAGCACTAGCTCAAGAGGTTTCTGGAAATAGAGTTATGTATGGAAACTTTGTAAATAGATTAGATCCTCCTGCTTTTTTAGATTATAATGTTATATGCACCACTAAGTCAGATTTTAACTTAAATGATATAAATCAAGGCATCGTTACAACTACAGGTACTGGAAATAAAATACCAAGTGGAACTCCTATATCTTGCACGTTTTCACAATTATTTACACCTCCACAAGGGCTTTACCCAGGTATGGTTATTAGTTCCCCTACTTTTGGAACTATAATACCACCTAATACTGTAGTTACTTCTGTTAGTAATAATGGTCAAGCATTTTCAACAACCGGTGTTGTTTCTGAATCATCTACAGGTAATATTATAAGATTATCTTCTATTGGAGAATCTATACCCGTAGGATCATTAGTTAGTGGGGTTTCAGGTGTACCAGTCAATACAGCTGTTATTAGTTTTAATCCTACAGCTATTGTTGATGGTGTTCTTACTCCTACTGTAATAGTTGATCAAGCAGTTACAGTGACTCTAAATGACGAATTAACTTTTGCTGTTTTAAATCCTACATCTACAGCAGACATAACATTAAGTGATTTAGTTCAGTTTCCGTCAGGTACTGTTGTATTAGTTTTCGAACCAGGTGGAGACGTGTTAAACACTACAAGTATAATAGAATATCCTAGTAGCTCTGTTAAAACAAATAGAAATTATCAAGTTGGTTTTGTTCTTTCAGATAGATATGGTAGACAATCAAGTGTAATACTTTCAGACAATAAACAATCTGTAAGCAGTTTTGGTTTAGATGTATCAGGCTCTACCTTATATTCTCCATATATACCTGATACTATAAATCAAGAGTCATGGCCTGGCAATTCTCTTAAAATTTTAATGAATGGTACTATAAGTTTAAACACGTACAATGGGGATGTTAATAGCACTTCTTATAACCCTTTGGGTTGGTACTCGTATAAAGTAGTAGTCAAGCAAACCGAGCAAGAGTATTACAATGTTTATCTGCCTGGTATAATGAATTCGTATCCTAACAATACTGAATTAGAAAAAGGTGGTACTTCTCATGCTGTTTTAATAAATGACAATATAAATAAAATACCTAGAGATCTAAACGAAGTGGGTCCGGAGCAAAGACAATTTGGAAGTTCTGTGCAGATATATGGTAGAGTAGAAAATACAGCAAATGGATTAACAGGATCGGGTGATGGAAATAAGCAATATTATTTAGGCAGAAACTCAGATACCGTTTCTATTATATCTACAATTCAAGATCTATTTGATTTTAAACCTTTTGATATAAAGCCGCCAAACTTTTTTCCTCAATTTTATGACTTAGATTCAAATCCATTAGCGGCAAGAATAACAACTGAGTCATCTATAGGACAAGTAGCTTCAACAGAATATTTTACTGAAAGTGGAAAAGCTTTTATTGCTAACAACGTTAGAATATTTGTAGCTACTACCGGAATACCTGCTCCACCTAGTCCTGAACCTCAAAGATACGTAGAAATATCTAGTTACAGCGGTGATACTTCAAGTATTGCAGCTACAGGCTTAGCACCAAACATGCTTGTTTCAGGAGCAAATATACCAGACAGGGTTTATATAGATGGAACTCCTAGCTTTTCGTCTGATACAGACCCTAACACTCCTACTGATACAATAATAAAAATAGATCTTATAGACAGAAATGGTAATCCATTTAATTTTATACCCATTGAAAACTCTATTATAACTTTCACAGAAACAGTAGGAGGTGTACCTAGTAGTACTAATGTGTTAAAAGAAAAAACACCTGGACTTCAAAGATTAGCTGTTTACGAAACAGCGCCAATAGAAAGTGCTTTAGATATATATTGGGAAACAGCAAGCGCTGGTTTAATATCTGATTTAAATGCAGCTGTTATAAATAACCAAGAAACACCTGGAGCTAGTGATTTATTTCCTTTTGACACTACACCTTTTAATGAAGGGTTAGCTGCTCAGTCAAACATACTAACAACAGGATTTCAAATAGTAAACAATTTTGGCGGACAAATTGTTTTAGACACTGACAATGGAGATTCTATAAATCTTGTAAGTATCACAAACGGTTATGGTCAAGTAGTTGGTGGAAGTCAAGCAGCGGCTGGTATAGTTAGTGGTGTTATTGGTAGATACTTTATTTTTGAAGACTCAGCTGGCACAGCAGGTGGTCAAGTAGGCCCTTGGAACATAAAAACTACAGATGCTTCAGATAATCAATTCCAAGATTTTAATGCTAACTTTTTTGATGACATATTTTACATGTATGATGATCAAGAAGAACTTAGAAAATTTACATTTGTTTTTGAAATTATAGTTGGTGGTACTGCAAATCAAATTACAAAACAAGTAAACTTACAAAATGTATCTCCTTTATTTAACAAAATAGAAGTTTTTGATTCAGAAGGAAACTTAACTCAAGACTATGGACCTGATGCAACACCACCTTCTTCAGTTCCAATAGCACCAAGCACAATACCTGTACCTTTTAGAAGAAGACCTCAAGTTAACAAAATAGCAATTATAAATGCAAAAAATGGAGCTGCTAATGAAACAATACCTTTAAGCACTCGAGATTTTAAGTTTACTTCTCAAGACGGAAACAATATAGCAAGTCAACCTAAAATATTTGATCAAAGAATTGATAGTCCAAATGGTCCTCTTGCTATAGTTCCTGGTAGTAATGATATACCTGTTTTTAGCTTAACAACAACCGGCCTAGGTGGGTTTAGTGACATAAGCGCTAAATTACAATTCACAGCAACGGCTATTGTTTCAACTACTCTTAGACCAGCACTTTATTACGTTACAATAAGAGCTCAAGATGCTAGCGCTAGAGAAGATGTGATATTTGAAATAGATTTAAGAATAGTATTAGACGGAGGTCCTGATGGTAATATATTTAATAAAGCCATAAGAATAAAACCAAGAACTTTTATTGGATTCAATGCGGATGGTGCGGGACTAGGAGGAGTTTGTGGAAACGTAGGGGGTTTATATCAAAGACATGCTAAATGGACAAGTGATGGATGTACTGTTTTAAAAATAGATTCTAGTGTTCAAGGCGTAAGTTCTAATGAAATTGGTATTTATATATACGCTGGAGGATTTTTTAACAATGAAATGTTAGCTGGATGGGGAGAAGCCTCTCACCGAGGAAGACCTTTACCTAAAAAGCTAAGACAAAGTGAAAATATTATAATACCAATGAACACGGTTGTACCAGATATAGGTGATTTAGTTCAAAGACAAACTTTAATTAGTAATGATAATTTTCCTTTAATAAATGCTAGAGTTACGGCTAGCAATGTTTTATCTATCACAGCGGATCCCTCTTTCTCCTCAAGATATACTATTAGAATAAATCCTGGTACTGTAATATTTAACTCAACTACTTTTAAAAGAGACGAGAATAATAATCCAACAATTACTCAAGATAACTTTAGACCAGAGTGTATGCGTGTTTGTGGTAATTGGCTTTCAGATGGATATGGTAGTACTTCTCAAAGAACTGAAAGATTTAATAGAGTTTTAAGTTATGACAATCAAAATGGTATTATAATAGTTCAAGGTAACATCTCAGGTGTCAGCACGAGTAATAATTTATTGTTCTACGGAGGAAACAAAGAAAATATGAATCCTTGGTTTTTTAGAAAAATAGGTAGTGGTAGCACAGCTTCTAGTACTTTAGCTGAAGCAACTAGAAGTGCTTTGGTTATGTGGAACTTTAGTCAATGGGTTTATGACGTTACATTTGAAAAAAATAGTAGTTTCGCATCAGTAATTCCTGGAGTAAATGCAAATCAAGTATCTAATTTTTGGTTACCACTAGACGAAAACTGTTGTCCTGCTTACCATGGTCAAGGCAATGGGAGTGAAGGTATATTTGTAGAATGTTATCCTGATGATGATATGGTTCAAGCAACTAATTTTTCTTGGCAATAAGTAATTTACAAACAAAACGAGTAATAATAATAAATAATTATGCCAGCATTAATAGAAGTAAAATATTTTAACACTTTTTTATTAAAAAAAATAGTAGATACTAATAAAGATGTTATATGGAATGGTTCTTTTGGTGTTCCAGAGTCTATTGGTGGTTATCCTTTTCAAACATTAACTCAAGATGATGAAGACTGGGTTATTGAGGAATCAAGAATAAGAGGTGGTTTCAATAATACCAATGTTGACTATGGTGCTAAAGCTTATATAGTAGAAGACGAACCCAAAGGAACAAGAAGATTTAATGCTTTAATTTATTCTGGTATATTTAATTCAAGAACTGGAATTAATAGAACTAATGTTTTTTCTGTAGCTGAAGACATAACTAAGGCAGCGGATCCTGCTAATGGTAGCATACAAAAATTATATGCTGAAGATACTAATTTGAATATATTTCAAGAATTAAAAGTAAGTAGAGCATTGATAGATAAGGATGCTATATATTCAGCCGAAGGTGGAGGCACTGTAACTGCTAGTAATTTAGTTATAGGTATTATTCAGCCTTTTGCCGGAAAATATGGTATATCTACAAACCCAGAAAGTTTTGCTGTTTATGGTTTTAGAAAATACTTTTCAGATACAAACAACGGCGTTATGTGTAGATTAAGTTCTGGTGGAGCTGGTAGTGGTATTGAAGAAATATCAGCACTTGGTATGAAAGACTTTTTTAGAGATGAACTTGGTAGAGTAAACAATTCAAGCGGTCAAGGTAAAATCATAGGAGCTTATGATATATATGGAAAAGACTACACCGTAAGTTTACAAAGTAATACATCTAAACCATCAACTCTAAACTTTGACGAAAGAGCAAAAGGGTGGGTTAGCTTTTTTAGCTATGCGCCAGACCAAATGTTTAGCTTAAGAAATAATTTTTATTCTGTTAAAACAGATATTACAGGTAACGTCGCTATATGGAGACATTATGACCAAGGTGTTAAAAGAGGTACTTTTTATGGAGTTGAAAATAGAACATCTATAACATTTGTTTTTAATCCTAACCCTACTAATTCCAAAACATTTAGTACACTTTCATATGAAGGAAGCAATGGTTGGGAATTAAGTAGTTTTGTTTCAGACCCAACAGGTGCTCAAGCAATTGGAACAGGTTTTGACTCAAATACAGATCAGTCTGCTAATACTCTTATAACTCCTTTTTGGGGTAAAAGTTACACTGAAGGCGAATATGTACTTACTGAAGGCGCAGGATTTGCTACAGCGAACTCTAATACTACTACTGTAACTTTAACAAACTTTACTGGAGTTATAAACCAAGGAGATTTTGTAGCAGGACCCAATAGCTCTACAGGACCTAGCGTAATAAATCCAACCCAAGTTGTATCTTTCAGTCAAGCAACTGGAGTTCTTGTTGTTGATAATAACTTAAATGTAGTTCAAGGGAATAAATTAACTTTTAATGGGACTGTTGATAGAGCAAATTATTTATCTGTGCTTGGAACAGTTTCACCTTCGTTAAACAGATACTATGCTGGGTTTGTACTAAAAGAAAATAAATATGTTTCTTATATAGTTAATAACTCTACTGCAAATCCTGGTGAAATAGTTTTTGGAGATCAAGTAAGCGGCATAAAAGGTTTTTATGCCATAGCTAAATTATCAACTGATAACAATACAGACCCAGGTGGTGAAAAAAATTTATTTGCGGTAGAAAGCACATACAATATGAATAATGGATATTAAATTAAATAAATCAAATAAGTCAGTACAAGAAATACAAGATATTATTGTAAAAAATAATCATGTTAATGGATTTTATGGCGATGGTAAAAGTATAGTTGAAGTGCCTGAAGTGCCTATAAAACATAGCTTTGCTGATCAAATATATATAAGACAAATGGACATGAACAAAGGCGACGTTGTTGTTGGTGCTATTCATAATCATTTACATGCTTGGTTTTTAATGAAAGGTAGGGTTTTAATAAATAACAATGGAGAACAAATAGAGCACATAGCTCCTTGTTATACTGTTTCGCAACCTGGTTCTAAAAGATTTATATATGCTCTAGAAGATTCTATATTTGTAAACGTTCATAAAAACCCTAGCAATACTAGAAATATAGAAGATATAGAAAACGAATTAGTGTCTATAACAATAGACGAATATAACAAAAAAACAATTTAATATGGCAATGGTAACAGCCGCAATAATTGGTGGCGCTTCAAGCTTAGTGAGTGGCGTTATTGGTGGTATTATGGGCGGAAAAGCTAAACGACGCGCTAGACGTAGACGTAGAAGACTACAGAATAAACTTAGAGCACTTGAAGCTAACAGGCAGGCTATTATAAATCCCTACGAGGGCATTGAAGATTTGTCTAGTTTAATAACAAACCCGTTCGCAAACCTAGGAGTAGCCACGGGAGCTACAGAAATACAAATAGAACAAACAGACTTAGCTTTAGCAAACACACTTGACACTCTTAGAGCCACAGGAGCTAGCGCGGGCGGTGCCACTGCTTTAGCACAAGCTGCTTTGCAAAGCAAGAAAAATGTAGCTGCAAATATAGAACAACAAGAGTTGTCTAACGAAAGGCAAGCTGCACAAGGCGAACAAGCTATGATGGCTCAAAAAAGAGGAGAGCAGCAAAGACTGCAGCAAGCAGACGTAGCCGGCAGGCAATTTGTTTATAGAGAAAAAGAAAATAGAGAAATAACTCAATTAAATAGAGTTGCGTCTCAATTAGGTCAAGCAGCACAAGCAGAGCAGCAAGCCGCTAATGCTCAGCTAGGCGCTATAACAGGTGCTTTAGGTGGTATAAGTCAAATGGCTGGAAGTTATATGGGCGCAAAATAATAAATAATACATGGAAGATATAAACATTAAAAAAAATCTTTTTATAAAGCAATTTAATCAAAGTAGTGCTATAGCTTATAATGAGCAATTTTTAGCATTTCCAGCTGATTACAACTTTAGAATATTAGACAAAGCGTATGAGCCTCTAGTAAATGTGTATGCAAAGACTAAAATAGCTATTGAAAATAATAGCTGCTTAGATCCTACCTGCTTAGAAGAAAAAAAAGATTTAAAAATATTAGAAGAAGCTCCACAAAAATCTTTACTTTTTTTAGAAAACTTAATGACACAGTTAGACGTCACACAAGAGGGAAATTATGATGTTAACAATAACTATAAATTTTTAGTAGCAGATTCTATATTAAAAGGAAAACCTGGATTTTCTATGTCTGATGGCTACAGTGTTGATCTACAAATAAGAGCAGATGGTTCTCAAGTTTTAATTTTTAATGGCCCTATGTTTATTATATCTGAAGGGGATTTTCAAATGCCAGATCCATTTGTAATAAGTGATACTGCTTTATCTTCTCTTGAAAAAACAGAAACAGATTTAGTGGTTGCTACACCAGATATTAATGCAGAGATGCTAGAACTATTAACAGCTGTTGGCTTGTTTAGCATGGAAGATATAAGAGAGGATAAAACATTATCTCCTACTGCTAGAATAAAAGAAGAATTTATATTAAAAAATCCTGACGGAACTTATGACTATGAAATAATAGACATAGGAAATGGTAAAGGCAGAAATGTACTCAAGTTTGATATGGATAAAATTAAACGCAAGGCTGAACCATTTATAAATGCTGAAGTCTCTGGAATGCTAAGCGTAGAGCAAGATGCTGTAGCAGCTTGGAATGTTTATATAGCAGAAGGAACCAGTGTTGAAGAAGATGATCAAATGGTGCAAAACGCCAACGCTGCGTCTGAATCGTGGTCTTATGAAAATGATCTTCCACTAGACCAAAATAAGAAAGTTTTATTTGAAACTAAATATAAAGAGTATTTTATGAACAATTACATAAAACAATTTATAACAAATCAATTTCCTACAGTGGAAAAAGACGCTGCTGTATTTGATTTAGCAGAAGCTAAAAAAGCTAAGGCCCAAAAGTTCATTGATGATAACAAGCTTTAAATTTAATTAAATGCAATTACTAGAAAAAGTACAGGAATTACAAGCAATTCAACCTCCTCTTGATCCTACGGAAATGAATAGAAGGATCGCGGAATGGAAAAAGCAAACTAATTATAAAGCTCCAGAAGCAATAGAGGTTGAAGAAGTAAAGATACAAGACTCCCCGGAAATAAAGGATCCGATCGAGGAGTCGCAAAACAATACAGGGTCCGAAGCTTTAGATTCTGGAAGTGGATTATCACCATCAAAAAAATATAATTTTTTAGATTTATTAAAACCAAAAGATAATTTTAATTTTGGATTTAGTCAACCTGAGTTTGATAAAGATTATTTTAATAGAAAATATAAAAGTCTTACAGGTTACGACATAGATGATCTAGAACCAGATGAAATTTTTGAAGGAGAAGGTGGTTACGAATATAAATATAATCTAGGAGAATCTAAAGATGGAAAAGCTCCTATGAACTTTTATATGAAAAAACCGGGTGAAGAAGGATTTATTGATTTAACAACTAAGTATAATAAAATATTAAAAGAAGATCCTGAATTTAAGATAGAAGAAAATATAGAATTTGCTAATTCATATGCTTCTATTTTATCTGAAATGGGTTATCTGCCTGAAGATGTTAAAAAAGACGTAATAGCTCAGCAAGAAAAAATTAAGAAAAAAAATGCTGAAATTAAAGCTTTTAACGAAAAACAAGATACTAGTAGATTATACAACGAAAGAGGATTAGAAAATTATAACAATAGAACAAGTCTAAACCAAGCTCCTAATTTTTATAGAATAGAAGAAGGCGAAACAACTGTTCCTGAGTTTTTTAACATGTCAGCGCCTACGGTTGAATCATACGAAAACTATATTAAAACATCTGAAATGGCTGGTTTTATGTACGGTCTTGACGGTGCTACAGCTAAAGACAAGGCCTTAGCACTTGTAGAATATGAAGATTTAGATTTAGATTTTCCTTTTTTATATTTTAAAAATAGTCAAAAAGAAGATAGTCAGCTAAAAGGTTACGATCAAAACCTACTAATAGAGGAATTTGGTGGCGTTAAAGGGCTGGAACAAATAGGTGTTAATTCAGATGATTTTTTAGGTTTTCTGCTTTATAAGGGATTTGCTGGAGATATAGTTGACGCTAAAGAAAGTGGTAAATTTAAAGATGAGCCTCTTATGTTTCAAAGACAAATGCAAGATTATGTAAATTTCTACATGCAGGAAATGGATCATAGATACAATACTAAGCAAAAAATGCTTGATGTTATATATGACAAAGATGGTAAGTATGAAGAATACAATATAACATCTAGTACTTCAAGAGCCATGGCTTTAAAGCTTCCTGAGTACGGAAAAAGTGAAGCTAAAACTATTTTTGATTATGGCGCTTATGAGGCCTATGCTTCTGTTTTATTTCCAGATGCTTTCGCGAAAGATCAAGAATATCTAGCTAAAAAAATAAAATTTAATAATACTTTAGACAATAGGGATGATGCTGCTTCTAAGCTATACGCCACTGCAGAAGGTTTAAAAAATATACCTGTGGCTTTTTATGAAGAAGCGTGGGGTTTAAAAAATTGGGTTTCTGATATTGTTGGTGCAGATGATATTGCTGATAGAGGAAGAGGTAGATTAGCTGAAATAAACAGAAGAAGAGCTTCTTATCAAACTTATGCTAATTTTTACGGTCCTACTTTAGAAATAGAAGGTACAACTTATGCTATAGACAGAGACGATGAAAACGAAACCCTATGGAATGTAGATGAAGGTTACTCGGTAGTTGGCGATGCTTCTTATATACAAAAACTAACTGAAAGAGTAAAAAAAGAAGGTAAGGTTGAAAATCATAAAAACACAAGAGGAATTCTTACTCAAGGAGGAACAGTCTTTGGTAGCTTATTGCTTCAAGTAGTTGGCACAAAAGGATTTGGTACAGCTTCAAAAGGATTAAGATTAACAACTGGAGCAGCGCTTAATGGCTTCGGGCTAAACGTTGCTAAGTATAAAAGATATAAAGATCTGGCAACTGCGATAGGTGGATCACCTACCTCTAAGCTTAAGCTACCTATAAAAACTTCTACAATAGACAATATAATGTTTCAAGGCATGTATGGAGCATATACAGGTCACGAAACTATATTGTCAGAATCATTAGCTAATGGCTTAAATCAAGAAGAGGCACAAGAGCTCGCTAACACAGGATCTTTAGCTTACAGCACTTGGTATGCAGCAACTGGACCTATTAACAATAAAGGAGGTTGGTTTGATGATATTATAGGTAAAAGAACTCTTCAGAACACAGTTAAAAGAGCTATAGGTAAATACAAGTCTGAAGGTTACAATGGTTTTATGAATTCTTTTCAAAAATCATTGTTAAAATTAAGTGCAAAAGCTTCTAAATTTGTAGAACAAGGCCTTGGGGAAACTGTTCAAGAAAATACACAGCAGTCTGGAGAAGCTTTAATAAATAGATATTTAAATTATAAATTTGATGTAGGTTTTCTAGATGACACTTACACAAAGGCCGAAGTAGAAACTACTTCTGGATTATCTTTTGTTACAGCAGGAATAATGAGTGGTATTAAAATGCCTAACTTTAAGGGTAATTCTAAAAATAATTTATTAGATTATCAGTATATAGGAGAAAATGCTACTGAAGCTGAAAAAATAGCTTTACAATTAGTAGAAAGCGGTTTAGCAACTCAGCAAGATGTTGCAGATATGCTAGAAAATGCTAAGGCTGTAACAAATCAAACACCTAGAATACCTAAATGGTTAGATAATAATCTTACTTTTGATGTAGCTAAGTTAATGCAAGAAAGACAAAATCTAGAAAATTCTAAAAAAAATATAGACAAATCTTTTCATCAAAATATAGATGATAGAATTGAAAATATAAACTTAGAGATTGACGGTTATGTAAGACCCGCTGCTGATGCTCAAAGAGCTAAGCTGCAAACTGGTGTAGAGAATTTTCTTAATAAAGTTAGAAAAGCAAAAGGTAATGTTGACATGGTTTCTTTTGATACTACAGCCGAGGCTAATGCTTACAGACAAGAGTTGCTAGAGCAGGGTGGTAATGTAATGCAATCTGATAATTATGGAGACATGGTTATTACACAAGAAGGTAATAAAGTTCTTATAGTAGATAATCAAATAAACACTGAAGACAACATAGTTACAACAGGCGTTCATGAAGGCGGTCATTTTGTTCTTTCAGAAACAGTTAATCAAGATCCTGATGCTGCTAAAAAGCTAGGTAATGCGTTAGTAGATGAAATGTTTGAAAACGAAAATGTCACTATAACAAACAATGATATAAATAGAAGACTAGCTAAGTATGCTTCGCAAGGCGTTACTACTCCTGTTATGATGGAAGAGATAATGATGATGGTTAGTGAAGCTTTAATAAATGGTGACATAGAGTTTAATGAAACATCTAAAACTAAAATAGGTGATTTAATAAGAAGAACTCTTCAAGATGTTTTTGGTATTAAAATAAAGTTTAAAGATGGTAAATCTGTATTAAACTTTTTAAGAGATTATAATAGAACTATAGAAACTCAAAGAGGCGGAAAAGCTATAGCTAGAGTATCTACTGAAGGAGCTCAAGTAGATATATCAGATCCTGGTATTGAAGCCGCTAGAAAAGTAGGTAGAGTAACACAAGAAGTTGATCCAGAAACAGGTGAAATAGTTGAAACTGAAATAGTGCCTAAACCAGAAGTTGAAGCTAAACAAAGTCAAAGAATAGATGAAACTAAAGAAACTCCTGAGCAAGCTATAGAAAATAAAGAGCTAATGAATAAGATCGTCGAAGGAGATATTAGCGCTGCAGGCACACTTGTTCAAAAAAACTCTGGTTTAATACTTGGGCCAGACTTATTAAATTTTAATCCAGATATAACCGCACAAAGTGGAGTAACATCTGAAGACGTGTTGCAAGCCGTAACAGACATGATGACACCTGGTATTGTTGATATAGTTTTTACTAAAGAAAAAACAGGTGAGCAAAGAAATAAATCACTAGCAGAAGAATACACTCAAGAAAAAGGTGAAGTTAGTACTTTCTTAGGAAGACTACGTTTTAGAAAAAAGGAAATATACACAGCTGCAGGGCTTGATCCTAATAAATTTAATTTAGTTGATATTGATTCTTCTACTAAACAAATAGCAGACGAAGGATCAGATCCTAAACCTAGACCAGAAAAAGAAGTAGCTACTACTCAAGTAGATCCTAGAGAGTTTGGACCTGTTACAGAAGGTAATAAACTTAAAGATGTAGAAGGTATAGTTAAAGTAAATGATAAAGAAAGATTAACATTCAAAAAACTAGCTTCTAAATACTTTGACAAAGTTTCACAGGCTTTATTTAGTATGCCTGGTAAAAAAGTAAAAGGTAACGCTAGCTTGAAGTATGCTAATGTTAAAGGTCAACCTAGTTCCTCTGAAGCTAGTAAGCTTCAAAATGTTTTTAAAAATGTTGAAGACGTTAGAAGCTTTATAAAAGCTATGCCTCCTTATAATGTTGCTACAAGTCAAACAGTAATAGATAGACAAGGTAAAAAAATAGACGTTTCTAAAGATATTAGAGGTAGATCTATAGCTATAAATCCTACGATATTAAAAAAGTTTTATCAACCAGTTACTAGGGCTATAGAAGGTATATCAAACGAAAGTGGTAGAAGCTTAGGTAGTACTAGTCAAACTCAAGTGTATGAATTAAAGCCAGAATATAGAGGCAGAATAACAAAAGCAACTATAGAAGGTTTACAAAAAAGTCTTGGCATTACTAAAGGAGAATTAAGTGTACCAATAAAAGGACCAGCTAGAACAGAGTTTGGATCACTACTTACTGGATTGTCTAAGATGTATGTAGACAACCTTATAAACACTGTGGGCAGATCTAAGCTTACTACGGATCAAGCTAAAGCAGATACTGGTGCTGGTAAATCTAACGTCTTGGCTAGTCAAAGAATTGATAATGTTTTTCAAGCAGCTACAAGTGGCACTGATGCTTTAGGTTTTAATCGTTTTAATTATGAATATGGTAAAGTAATACCTCAGTTATTAAAAGGAGAAAAAGTAATAGTAAAAGACAAAGACGGAAAAGATATTGAGGTTGATACTAAGCCTTTTGATATGAAGACGCCTGAGGGTGTAAAAAGGTTTTTAGATTACGCTATAAGTAGCGGTATTACTAAGCGAGTTCCAAGAGAATTATGGATCTCATTGGCTTTTAGAAGTGAAAATCTTTTAAAAGATACTACTAAAAAATATGGTGAACAAGTAAAAGAAACTAGAAGATTACTAGAAAGCCTACAAGAAGATCCAAGTGATAATGTTTTTGGTGAAATTGAAGGCGCGGTTATATCTCCAACAACAGGTGTACCTAGAGGATATGCAGGTAATTTACCTTTTAGAAGTACAATTGAAGCTAGACAGTGGATAACAGATTCTATAGATGCAGAATATAATAGATTAAAAAACGATAAAGATTTAAACCTTACAGATGCTGAGGCAAGAAAGCAAGCCGACGCATTGTTCCCTAAAAAAGGAAGCTCAGAGTTTAGCAATTTGTTTATTAAAACAGATGTTTTTACTAATAAGAACAATTTAGAAACTCAATTAGACGATCCAGCTTTTGTAAAAAGTCAAGATGCTAAAATAAATGAATTAAAAAAGTTTTTTAAATTGCTTCAAAATGAAGTAATGAGAGACGCAAATAATAACATTGACTTTGAAGGTGTTGCTTTTGTTGGTGCCATGCTTTCTTCTAGCTCAGCTGGAACTTCTCACTTCTTAAGAAACGCTGCACCAATGAGGTTTTATCAGGAAGGCTATAGAGATCCTGATATTGGAGGATCATCTAACGTAACTATAGAACATACTATGCCTGCTACTTTGGTTGGTAAGTATTTATTTATGGCAGCAGTTGAAGGCGATGTCGATACTAAGTTTAAAACCATAAAAGATAATTACGTACAAGGACCTTTATTAGAAGTTGATGACAAAAAATTAAAAGGTAAAAAAGCTAACGGAGAGTCTTTTGATTACAGAGAACAGATGCCTGATTTTTGGCAAGATACTGATAGCGTTTGGGGTAGATACTTTAACTTAAACGTAATTAGAAACGGAGGTGGTATAAATCCTGCCACTATCATGTTTGGCAAAGGTGATTCTGCACTTAGTAGATTTAATGTAATGGCTGATGGAACTGTTATAAACAACACTACTAAAAAAGGTTTACCTGCCGTAGAAAAACAAAACAATAGTTCTTTACCTAACGCTTTAGCGAGTAAGCGTAAGTTATCTACACAGCAACAAATAAGCCAACAAAGTACTTTAGACAATGCTTTGTCAATGGGTAGAAGAACAGCGCCACCTATTAAGAAGATTAGAATATTTGATTTTGACGACACGCTAGCTAGATCTAAGAGTATGGTTATAGTTAACATGCCTTTCTTAGATGCTAAAAATGAAATGGTAGATGTAGTTGCAAGACGCATGTTTAAAGATGAGTTTAAAAATCTACCTAGCTACAAGCAGACGTTTAAAAGCTTAAATGCAGATCAGCAAAGACAAGTGCTTCAGTCTATTCCAGGTGAGACTATAAAAATTAACGCTACAGAGTTTGCTCAACAAGCGGCAGACTTAGAATCTATAGGCGCTACATTTGACTTTACAGAATTTAGTAAAGTTGTTGAAGGGCAGAAAGGACCTTTGTTTGATGTAGCTAAAAAAATAGCAGATGCTAGAGGTACAGAAGATTTATTTATACTTACAGCAAGACCTCAAGAAGCTGCTGGTCCTATAAGAAAATTTATGAAGGCTTTAGGTATTAATATACCTTTAGCAAATATAACAGGTTTAGCTGATGGTACAGCGCAGGCTAAGGCTATGTGGGTAGCAGATAAAGCTGCTCAAGGCTATAATGATTTTTACTTTGCAGATGATGCTATTAAAAATGTTAAAGCTGTTAAAGAAGTATTAGGTCAAATAGATGTTAAGTCTAAGGTTCAACAAGCTAAAGCAAGTAAGCGAAGAACATTTGATAATATAGTCAACGACATGATCGAAGACTCTTCAGGTATTGAATCTTTTAAAAAGTTTTCTAGTGCTAAAGCTAGAACAGTCGGTAGAGACAAAGGTAGATTTGACTGGCTCACAATGGCTTCATCAGCTGAAGATTTTAAAGGTTTGCTATATAGTTTAATAGGCAGAGGTAAAAAAGGTGAAGCTCAGTATGAGTTCTTAAAAACAAACCTTATTGATACATATAATAGAGCTGAAGATACTATAATTCAAGCTAAAGTATCTGCTGCCAATGATTTTATGGCTTTAAAAGAGCAGTTTCCAGGTTTACCTAAAACACTAGAAACAGAAACAGGTGTTGGTAAATTTACTTATCAGCACGCGCTTCGCGCTTATATATGGACGCAGCAAGGCATGTCAATACCTGGGCTTTCAAAAACAGATATTAAAAAACTTAATAATTTTATAGCTGATGACCCTAAATTAAAATCTTTTGCTGATGGATTAATTGGCATACAAAAAGGTAAACCATATCCTAAACCTGGAAAAGAGTGGTTAGGTGGTAATTTAACTACAGATATTATTGGTGGTATTAATAAAGTTAACCGTAAAGAATATCAACAAGAGTGGCAGGAAAATGTAGATATTATATTTTCACCTGAGAACTTAAACAAAATGGAAGCTGCTTATGGTACTCGCTGGCGTAAAGCTTTAGAAAATAGTTTAGCTCGTATGAAAGCCGGTACAAACAGGCTAGGTTATACTGATTCTAGTAACGCTGTTCTTGACTGGGTTAACAACTCTGTTGGTGCGGTTATGTTTTTAAATACTAGATCTGCGCTACTTCAAACTATATCTGCTGTAAACTTTTTAAATTGGGGTGATAATAATATTATAAAAGCAGGTGCTGCATTTGCAAATCAACCTCAATACTGGGCAGACTTTATGAAGTTAATGAACTCTGATTATCTAGTGCAGCGTAGAAACGGTCTTAAGATAAACGTAAGTGAATCTGAAATAGCAGACGCTGTAAAAGATTCTCAAAATAAACCTAAAGCAGCTATAGCATTTTTACTTAGTAAAGGCTTTGTGTTTACTAGATATGCAGATAGTTTTGCTATTGCAACAGGTGGTGCTACTTTTTATAGAAATAGAATTAAAAAGTATTTAAAAGAAGGTATGGACCAAAAGCTTGCAGAACAAAAAGCATTTGAAGACTTTAAAGATGTAGCAGAAGAAAGCCAGCAGTCAAGTGATCCTTCTAAAATTAGTATGCAACAAGCTTCTGGTGCGGGTCGTGTTATACTTAACTGGGCTAATACACCAATGCAGTATGTAAGAATACAAAAACGTGCACTGCAAGATCTAATAGCGGGTCGTGGTGACGCAAAGGTTCATATATCTAGAATAGCTTATTATGGTGTTATACAAAATTTAATATTCAATGCTTTACAACAAGCTTTATTTGCAATAGGATTTGGTGATGATGATGAAGAAGAAGATCCAAAGAAAAAAGCTCGTAATGATAAAAAAATAGCTAGAGTTGCAAACGGTATGATTGATTCTCAGTTAAAAGGTTTAGGTATAGCCGGTATGGGTATGGTTTCTGTTAAAAACACTTTAATGAAAATATACGAAGAGTCTGGCAAGAAGAGACCTGAGTATGAAGCAGCCGCTATTGAAGCTTTAAGTTTTTCACCTGCTATTAGTTCTAAATATAGAAAATTTGTTGGTGGTTTAAAAAGCTTTAGCTGGAACATGAAAGAAATGAAAGAAAAAGGTTTTAGTCTTGATAACCCAGCTTATTTAGCAGGTGCTCAAATTGTAACAGCTTTCACAAATTTACCTATTGATCGTGTTATGAAAAAAGCAAATAATATAAGAGGTATATTGAGTGAGCAATCACAAATGTGGCAAAAAGTATCAATGGCTCTTGGTTATTCTTCTTATGATGTTGGATTACCGTACTATGGAGGTTGGGATAAACCAGTTGAACCTACGCCTGCAGAAATAAAACGTCAAGAGTTTGATATAATGAAAAAAGATACTAAAACTCAAGAGCAAATAGACATGCTTTTAGATTTAGGTCTTAATAAAAAAGAAATAAAAGCTTTAGGCAAAGAAGATAATAGAGTTAAAAAAATAATTGAACTTCAGAACAAACCTAAAGAAAAACCTGCAGAAGTAAAAACACAGTCTGAATCTGAGACAAAACCAGAACCTAAACCTAAACCTAAACCTAAAACAGAAACCGCAGAACAGAAACTAAGAAGACAATTTGATTCTATTAAATCAGAAAACAAACCAGATCAAGTTAAAACATTAACTAAGTTTGGACTTACTAAAAAAGAAATAAGAGATCTTAGATACGAAAAAACTAGAGTTGAAAAGATTTTAGAATTAATGGATAAATAAATAAACTATGGCATCAGCACTATATAAAAAACTAACTGCATCCTGTAAAGCAGCAGCAAAGAAAAAATTTAAAGTATACCCTAGTGCATACGCAAATATGTGGGCTTCTAAGCAACAGAAAAAAGGTAAGTGCTAATGGCTTATAAACAAAAAACAGATTCACCTTTAGGTCACTGTTGGTCTAACGTGATGCACTTACAGCCTTGGAATAAGATGCGTAGTAGAACCGCCGCGGCAGCAGGCAGAGGCGCGGGTAATAAACCTAGCTTAAAAGCAGCAGAGAAAAGAAGACAATCGCCTTTAGATTGTTGGGATGGTTACGAAAGAGTTCCAGGCACTAAAAAAAATGCTAAAGGAAGTTGTCGTGAATCTTCACCTGTTAAGAAAACAAAAGCTAAAGGTGGAGGCACGACTAAAGTGTGTTTACCTAAAGCTAAAATAGCTAGCATGAGTCAAGAAGAAAGACAAAAGGTTATTAACGCTAAGCTAGCTGCTGCAGCTGATGGAAAGAGAGTTAGATCTAGTAGTAGCAACGTTAAAGGTACTAGTAGTAAAAATTTAAAAGACTGGGTTAAACAAGACTGGAGACAGGTTGCAGATCCATCTAAAAAATGTGGAGAATAAAATGAGTTTATCAGATATGAAGCTATACGCTATGAACGCGGGTGCGCTAGGTATTACTACCTTTACACACATAGAAGACGGTTTGAAAATATTAT